GCCTTCCGTGGCTGGCTCTTCGACGGCCTCTCAGTCCTCGTACTACAATGGTACGATCAGCAATGCGACCTCAACGGCCGGTTCTACGACCATCACGTTGACGGCGACTCCTCTCGCGGGCCTTGCGGTCGGCGATTTGGTGATCGCTCAGGGCGTCGTTCCTGGCACTCGTGTTGCATCCGTTACCACTAACTCTGGTGTGGTTACGATTGACACGGCATTGGTCTCGACCTTGAGTTCGGCTTCAACCGTGTTGTTTGCGAACCTGGCTCCGATCACCTCGGCGTTCTCGGGTAATCAAGCCTATGCTGGTACGGCTCCGTATCAGGTCGGTCAGGCTTTGCCTACGGCGACCGGCGAATTGCTTGGTACCAGCGGTAATCAAGACTTCGCTACGATGGGCTTTGACATCGAAAAGACCGTCGTGACCGCGAATACTCGCGCGCTCAAGGCGAGCTACACGATGGAACTCGCTCAGGATCTCAAGGCCGTTCATGGTCTCGATGCGGAATCCGAGCTGGCGAACATCCTCTCCTCGGAGATCCTGTTCGAAATCAATCGTGAAATCATTGAAACGATCAATGCGAAAGCCGTCCTCGGCGCTCGCTTCAACTACACCACGCCTGGTGTTTACGACGTCCGCACGGACGCGGATGGTCGCTGGGCCGCGGAACGGTACAAGAGCCTTCACATGGCGATTGAGCTCGAAGCGAATCAGATCGCCAAGGAAACTCGCCGTGGCAAGGGTAACTTCATCCTCTGCTCGTCCAACGTAGCCTCGGCTCTGGCCGCGGCTGGCTCTCTGGACTACGCGCCGGCTCTGAGCTCGAAGCTCGAAGTCGACGACACGGGTAACACCTTTGCTGGTGTGTTGAATGGTCGCATCAAGGTGTACATCGATCCGTATACCTTCACGGACTACATCACGGTCGGCTATCGTGGCACGAATCCGTACGACGCTGGTATCTTCTATGCGCCTTACGTTCCGCTCACCATGGTCCGCGCGATCGATCCGGCTTCCTTCCAACCTCGTATCGCCTTCAAAACGCGTTACGGCGTGGTCGCGAATCCGTTCGTTCAGCAGATCAATCCGGCGGCGGCTGGTGCTCAGAACGGCAACGATCGTGGCAACTTTTATTACAGAACATTTAATGTGCGTAATATCAGTCTCCGCGGCGTTCAGGCTGCTACAAGCTAAGCTGATTAGCTTCGCTATCATGACCGCAGTCCTCGAAAGGGGACTGCGGTTTTTTCTTGTCCATAAATAAACATCAATGAATTCGCTGACGACCAATCTGAATTTCCTGCAGCAGGTTAACTTTAAGCTGACAATTCAGAATCCCAAATTTACAAACATTGAGTATTTTTGCACATCCGTGAATATTCCTTCATTGAGCATGGGAGAAGTCAAGGAAAACTATCACAATCAATCGGCTTATTTTCCTGGAGAAACAATCACATATGAGACTCTTCGTGTAAAGTTCATGGTCGATGAGAACATGAGCAATTATGTGGAAGCGCTCAATTGGCTTCAAACAAATGCGACCACATCTGGTCAGCCTCTTCGTACGGATGTGATTCTGTCGGTTCTTTCTTCGAAGAATACGATAAATCGCCAGTTTCAGTTTCATGACGCCTTTCCGACCACGATCGGTGAGCTTCAGTTTGACACACAGGCACAGACGATTCAATATCTGCCCTGTGATCTGACTCTGCGATTCAACTACTTCAATGTGCTCGTGTAGCACCCTGTACAGGTATAAATAATTTCAGATTACATTATGATTACCGTTGAAGACATCATCAAGGAATGGGAATCCGATTGTCAACTTGACTCTCTGGCATTGGACGACTCGACCCTCAAGTTCGCCAAGATTCATGCCAAGTACCTGGCATACCTCACGGAGTTTAAGCTCAAGCTTCGTACCACAGAATCCAAGCTGTCCGAGCTTCGTCATGCCAAGTGGCTATACTACACCGGCAAGATGACACAGGAGGAGATGGACGAGCGCAAGTGGCCGTACGATCCATTCAAAGGTGCCTCGAAGCCTCTTCGCTCGGATCTGGAAACCTACGTCGACGCGGATTCGGATTTACGTGTGGCGCTCGACAAGAAAACATACTTTCAGACCGGCGTGGACGTTCTGACGGAGATTCTCGATACACTTCGCTGGAGGCATCAGCACATCAAGAACGTTCTGGACTTTCGAAAGTTTACGGCCGGGTGCTAATAAATACTACATGGCCATCATACACGTCAATTCGATCGATCAGGCACACCTTCGCGTGACCTGTGAGGATTCCGGAGTCCTTCAGGAGCTATCTGAGTTCTTCTCGTTCTTTGCGGCCGGATATCAGTTCTCTCCGGCCTTCAAGCGTCGGCAATGGGATGGGCGTATACATTTGTTCAATCTTCGTAATCAGACTCTTCCGGCCGGTCTGCTCCATCACCTTCAGAAGTACGCGGACTCACGGAAACACGAACTTGAACTGGCACCAGGGCTGTGGCTTCCCGACCTCTCAGAAGCTGAATCCGAAGCGTCTGAAGGCCTTTATGCGGCCACCGGGGCGGACGATAAGCCGCTCGAGCTAAGGGATTACCAGAAAGATGCCATAGATCGTGCGATCAAGCTTCAGAAGATCCTTCTGGTTTCCCCGACCGGTTCTGGTAAGTCTCTGATCATCTATCAGCTTCTACGATGGTATCTGAATCATCTCAAAGGTTCTTCGAAGAAGGCAATCGTCATCGTTCCTACCCGAAGTTTAGTTCTTCAAATGCAAAATGATTTTTCAAATTATTCATCTGAAGATGCATCTTTCGACGCTGACTCTTCAATAAGCATTTTGATGGGTGGAGAAGATAAAGATCCTAAAAAAGAAAAAGTAAAGGTTTTTTTGGAAGATGGTTCAATTAGAATACTATCACCGAATGATATAGTATCAACACGTTTTGGTGAGAAGAAAGCGAAAGACCTTACGTTAAAAGATGATTTGATATAATTTCAAAACTTATGAAACCTGAAACAATTGATGTTTCGATCTGGAAATTAGGTAGAGTATTCTATGAAAATTCGAAAGATTGAAAAAGTAGAAGTAGATCCACCGGTGATCATCACGACCTGGCAGTCGGCCGTTACCATGGGGCCCAAGTGGTTCGAGCAGTTCGGTGGTGTCTTTGGCGATGAGGCACATCTGTTCAAGGCCGTTTCACTGACCAAGATCATGAGCTGGCTCAAGAACGCTTGGTTCCGCATCGGAACGACCGGTACGCTTCCGGGAGGTGAGGATGCCAAGGTCAATAAGCTGGTGCTCGAAGGATGCTTCGGTCCGACCTATCAGGTGACGACAACACATGAGCTCATCGACGCGGATGTTCTGGCTCAGTTGAAGATTCACATGCTCGTGCTGAAGTATCCCGAGGCAATTCGCAAGGAGCACGATTCCCTCGATTATCAGGACGAGCTCGACTTTCTGACGTCATATGAGCCACGCAATCGCTTCATCACGAACCTGGTCGCGGATCTCAAGGGCAATAGTCTGATTCTGTATCAGTTTGTCGAGAAGCATGGAGAGCCTCTCTTCGAGGCCGTCAAGAAGAAGCTGAAGGACACCAAGCGAAAAGTCTACTTCGTCTCCGGAGAGGTAGATGCCGACGAGCGTGAACGGATCCGCGGCCTGGTGGAGAAGGAGGAAGGCTCCGTCATCATCGCCTCGTTTGGTACATTCTCGACCGGAATCAACATCAAGAATTTGCACAACATCGTCTTTGCTTCTCCGACCAAGTCACAGGTGCGAGTCCTTCAGTCGATCGGCCGTGGTCTCAGAAAGACCAAGGATGAACGTTCAACGACCGTATACGACATCGCCGACGATCTCTCGAGAAAGGGCCAGAAGAACTACACGCTGACTCACGGCATCGAGCGCGCCAAGATCTATACGAAAGAGAAATTTGACTTTGAGGTGCATGAAGTGCCGATCTCATAAATACTTTCATGACCGCGGACCTTAAGCAGTACATCGATTCCCTGAACGTTCAGGTCTATCGCATGATCGATGGATCCGTCATTCTGGCCGAGGAGAATCATCGAGACTCGGTTGAGTCGTACGTGATACTCCATAGACCATTGCAGATCTGTCAGATGGTCGTAGAATCGAGCCTGAAGACCGTGTATGTTCCCTGGATTCCTGGAAGTCAAACTCAGATTAAGGTCAATCTGGATTCCATCATTGCGGAGTCTGATTCTACATTTGATCAGAAGTTCGCTTACTCACGGTACTTTCTTCTTACTCATCTGCAGAAGTATCTGAGTCCCTCTGAGCTTCAGGAGGCCATCAAGGATTCCTCTTCCACGAATAATCAACAGATGCCTTCGCTCAGTCCCTCGCTCAAGCATCAGTTAAACAAGCAGAAGAGATTTGATCTCAACTGAAGCCTTAGTCTGTTCCAGCTTGCCTTGATTATTCCCTGACTGCTGCTGAGGTCTGGATCAATTGTACATGTACCACACTGGTGTGTACACAACATAGTTACGACGGAGTCACTCTAAGTTACAATGGCTGATTGTAAAAGTTTTGTGTACTTATGAAAGTGGTATGATACATTATCTCACATGAACGATATCGCACCTCGAAAGCTTAAGCCTTCAGAGAAACCACATTACGTCAACAACGCGGAGTTTTCCAAGGCCGTGGTCGATTACGTCGTGTCGGTCACAAAAGCCAAGAAGGCCGGTAAGCCGGAACCTACGATCACGGAATACATCGGATCGTGCTTACTGAAGATCTCCGAGGGGCTCTCACATAAACCCAATTTCATTCGATACACGTACCGTGAAGACATGGTCATGGATGCGGTCGAGAACTGTATTCGTGCGATCAACAACTTCGACGTCAGCATCGGAACTCGTACCGGCTTACCCAACGCTTTTGCCTACTTCACACAGATCTGCTACTTTGCTTTCATTCGTCGCATTCAGAAGGAGAAGCGAGTTCAGGACATCAAGGCTCTCTACATGGAACATGCAGGAATCGAGAACTTTGCCGACTGGGGTGATGGAGACTCTGGAAGTCCTGCGGTCGGCGAAGGCATCGTGGAAAGGATTCGCAATAGAGCCGAACAGATACATGTTCGTGACAAGGTAATCAAGGACTTTAGCAAGAAGGTGAAGAATGCCAAGAAGAAAGCCGTGAAAGATAAGTCCTCCCTCGAAATGTTTCTTGCAAAACATTAAGTTTGAGATCATGCGAATCGCCATCATCAATGACACTCACGTCGATCTGCGTAACGGCTCTGAGCCGTACATGGATCATCTGAATCAATTCTTTTCGAAAGTATTCTTTCCATTCTGTGATCGGCATGGAATCAAGCACGTGATTCATCTGGGTGACTACTTCGACAATCGCCGTGGCATCAATATACGGGCTTTGCATAATGCACGTAAGAGTTTTCTTGAACCATTGACCGAGCGAGGAATGACGATGACGATCATTCCAGGCAATCATGATGTTTACTACAAGAACTCGAATGCCGTATCCTCCCTTCGTGAGATGTTTGGCTATTACATCGAGAACGTGAAGATCATCGAGAAGCCGACAATTCAAGAATTTGACGGCCTTCCCATTGCTTTCCTTCCATGGATCTCCGAATCCAATTGTGATGAGTTTCTCGAATTCCTTTCCAAGTGCACGGCTCCGATTCTAATGTCACATCTGGAGCTTGCTGGATTCGAGATGGCCAAAGGTCAATCTGGTGCCTCACATGGCATGAATCCGGATCTTTTTAAGCGATTTGAGATGGTCCTCTCTGGTCACTATCACACCAAGTCGACTCGTGGCAACATCTACTACTTGGGTACACAGGTGGAACAAACCTGGGCCGACTGCAATGATCCTAAGTATTTTCATGTCCTCGACACGGCCACTCGCGAGCTTTCACAGATCAGAAATCCTCTGACTTTGTACAGTCGATTGATCTATGATGACTCGAAGTCTGATCCAAATGAAACACTGGACACGGAAATGGTTCGTGACAAGTTCGTCAAGGTCGTGGTCGTCAAGCGATCCAACATCAAACAGTTCGAGAAGTTCATTCAGCGAATTCAGGACATGGGACCACTGGAGCAACCCAAGATCGTTGAATCCTTCGATGAGTTTGCTGGAACTCAGGTCGAAGATGATGCGATTGACTTGGAGGATACATCCAAGCTCCTGAACACCTACATAGATTCCGTGGAGACCGATCTGGACAAGGAACGCATGAAGTCCATGATTCGCGAGCTCTACGTTGAGGCACAGTCCGGAGAAACTCAATAGATCATGGCCATCACGTTTCAATCACTACAGTACAAGAACTTCCTTTCGTCTGGAGACAATCCGGTTCGAATTCAGCTGAATCGACATTCAACGACTCTGGTCGTGGGAACCAACGGTGCTGGAAAGTCGACGATGATCGATGCTTTGTCTTTCGCTCTGTTTGGCAAGCCACATCGCGACATCAAGAATCCACAGCTGATCAACTCCGTGAATGGAAAGAACTGCGAGGTTCAGATTGAGTTTTCGATCGGATCCGATACCTATCGTGTCATTCGTGGATACAAGCCCTCGATCTTCGAGATCTGGAAGAATGGTCAGATGTTGAATCAGGAGTCACACTCTCGCGACTATCAGAAACTTCTCGAGAACAACATTCTGAAGATGAACAAACGTTCATTTGATCAGATCGTTGTCCTTGGTGCTGGCAACTTTGTTCCGTTCATGCAGATGCCGATCTGGGATCGTCGAGATATGATCGAGGATCTTTTGGACATTGCGATCTTCTCGCAGATGAACGACGGCCTGAAGGAACGAATGGCCAAATTGAAGGAAGAGATTCGTGACGTGACCGAGAAGATCACGATGATCAATGAGCGAATCAAGCTTCAGGAGAAGCACCTTCATGAACTCCACGATCTGAACGCTCAGAGTAAGCTCGAGCTTGCATCCGAATGCCAGACACTGGAATCTCAGATCAATGAGAAGAAGGCCGAACTAAAAAAACTCGATGATGAATATGAGGCTAATCAGAAGCGAGTCGACGAAGAAGTCGAGAATGCTCGAATCAAGATGAGCCGCTTTGACGGCTTTCGCTCTCAGATCTCCAACAATCAAGATCGTCAGCAAAAGGAAGTCGACTACTACGAGAAGAATCGTCACTGCCAGACCTGTGATCAGTACATCGCCGAGGAGTTTCGTCAAGAGAAGCTTCAGGCTGGAAAGAAGAAACTGCAGGAACTGATCGATGGCCTGAAGCACCTTGACGAGCATCGTGAGAATCATCATCTGATTCTGATGACCACTCAGGAAGAATGGTCGCGTCTCAAAAAGGTTCACATCGCCTCGATGACGACACTGGCTTCACTTCGCGGACTCGAACGCCGTCTCGAGGATCTTCGAAACAAAATCAAATCATCGGCAATTAAGGCCGATACGACGCCGATCGTTCAGGAGCTTGAGGCTTCTCGCTCGGAACGGGAAGCTCTGATCGTTCGAAAGGGAGATCTGAATGAAGAGAGGACGTATCAAGACGTTGCGCAGGAGATGCTCCGTGACACCGGAATCAAGACCAAAGTCATTAAGCAATACGTGCCTCTGATGAACAAGTGCATCAATCAGTACCTGCAGATCCTCGACTTCTTTGTTTCGTTCACTCTCAATGAATCGTTTGAGGAAACGATTCGCTCTCGGCATCGAGACGACTTTTCGTATGCTTCATTCTCGGAAGGAGAAAAGTCCCGAATCAATTTGGCGATTCTTTTCACGTGGCGTCAGATCGCCAAGCTCAAGAATCACAATTCGACCAATCTGCTGATCCTTGATGAGACTTTCGATTCATCTCTGGACTCCGATGGTGTGGATTGCCTTCTGAAGATCCTGAATACGATGACGGCCACCAACGTTTTCGTCATCACTCATAAACCGGATGCGATGGCCGATCGAATGGTTGGAAAGCTCGAATTTGAGAAGAATGGGCTGTTTTCTCAGCTCAAGTGACGGTCCGTGTGCAAGTAGCTGATTTGCAACGAGATATTTTAGCACTTTTTTGTTTACATTCCGGCATTCTGCTGTAGAATGTATACATGATCGAACAACATCAAGCCGTAAATCTGGAACAGCAAGGCATGCTCGCCAAGCTGCTGGCCAAGGAAAACGTCCGGATTCAGCACGGCAACTACACGACGGCATATTTCGATGTCAAGCATCGTGTGCTTGGCCTTCCCCTCTGGCAGAATAAAGGCAAGAACGTATATGATTTGCTTTGTGGCCACGAAGTCGGCCATGCTCTCTATACGCCGGCCAATGGTCACACTCGCTTTCATGATGCCCTTCCCGGCGTTCCGTTCTCGATCTGCAACATCGTCGAGGACATTCGCATCGAGCGAATGATTCAAGACACATATCCTGGCTTGTCTTCCACCTTTCGTGCCGCATACGCTCAGTTCGTGGCCGATGACTTCTTTGGCATCAAAGGCAAAGATCTGGCGTCCCTCAACGTGGCCGATCGCCTCAACATCCATGCCAAGACTCGCGGCGCCGTTCAGGTTCCTCTGACGGCTTCGGAGTTGGTGATTTACGACAAGGCAATGGCCGCTCAGACTTTTGACGACGTCCTGTCCGTCTGCAAGGAACTGGCCGAACTCGTCGGCAAGCAATCTCAACAATCCAAGCAGCCGACACCTTCCAGTAAGCCGGATGCCGATGCTCCTCAGCATCCTACGGCCGATCAGCCTTCCGAAGCCGATTCTGGTGACGAAGCCGATTCTGGTGACGAAGCCGATTCATCCGACGACAAGGCCGACGAAGCCGATTCTGGTGACGAAGCCGAGGCAAAACGCACCACCTCATCCGCTCAGACCGAAAGCGATCAATCCGAAGAAGTCGACGGCAACAATTCAACGTCCAGTCAAAGTGACGATCAGCAGGACTATAGTGATCTCATCTCCGAGCTCACTTCTCAGACCGAGCAAGCGCTTCAGCAGGCCGTCAAAGACATGGCGGTTAACGACGGCAATCGTCACTTCTCGATGCCTTCGACAAAGACGATCGAGAGCCTGATCATTCCATTCTCCGAAGTGATGGCCGAACGTGCCAAGTGCCCGGGCTATGCGTGCTACATGGCCGATGCTGGTGTGCAGACCGAGGTGACTAAACTCCGTGCCAAGGCCAAGAAGTACGTGGCCACTCTGGCCACCGAGTTCAACATGCGCAAGGCGGCTTATCAATATTCTCGTGCTACGGTGTCCTCGACCGGCATCATCAATGTCAATCGTTTGCACAGCTACAAGTATGCGGACGATATATTCAAGTCCGCGACACGCTTGGCCGATGCCAAGAATCATGGCATGGTGTTCTTTGTCGACTACTCATCTTCAATGAATACTGTGCTCGGCACGGTCCTCGAACACACGGTCAATCTGGTGATGTTCTGCCGCTCTCTAAACATTCCCTTTCGAGTCCTTGGCTTCACGAATCCAAGTGTCTCCAAGCCGGCCATTCTCGCCGCTCAGGCTCACGATGAGATTCGAATCGAAGACCTTCAAATGATCGAGATCTTCTCGAGCAAGATGAGCAAGGCCGAGTTCGAATTGGCCGTCTCCGAGACTCTGACACATGTGGCCTGGCGTAAAGGCTACCGCGTCGACGCGATTGTATACAATCCATTGAGCAACTACAATTGTCCGGTTACGAGTAAGCTTGAAGAGCTTAGTGGCACTCCTCTCCTCGAGGCGATCGTTGCGGCTCACGTTCTGGTTCGTCAGTTTCGTCAGGTCAATCCGGTTCAGAAGGTCAGTGTGCTCTTTCTTACGGACGGTGACGGCAGTGGCCTCAATTACGTTTACAACTCCGATGTTGCCGAAAAGCTTGGTCAGAAGCCGTCCATCAATAGCAAATATACCGGAATCATCAATGGCCGTCGAATCGATCTGACTTATGGCTTTTCCGGCAACTACGATAAGCTCATCGAATCTCTTCGTGAGACCTGCAACTGCACGGTCACTTGCTTCTTCGTTCCTGGAAGTGAGAAACTGGCCATGACGAAAGTGAATGGTGCTTTGCGTGGTCTCAAACGCAACTCGAGCTCCGAGACACAGGAACTTCTGGAGAATCTCAAGAAAGCCTATCGCAAGCAACATTTCGTCGAGATTCGTGGTGGCTTTGGCTTCGATGCCTACTACGTCCTCGGCACTCCGAGCGACCTCGTCATCACGGACGATGAATCATTCGATCCGGAATCCGATTCTGATGCCAAGATGACGACGTCCAAAATGTCACGAGCCTTCACGAAATTCAATTCCGACAAGCGCAATTCTCGCATTCTCCTCAACAAGTTCGCGGCTCAAATTGCCTAAGCTTGTGCAAGTAGCTGATTTGCAATCAAATACTCCATCACTTTTTTATTTACAAACCGACAATACTTGATAGAATTATATCATGATCGAACAAGCTAAAATCAATCAAACGCTGGCTCAGCTCAAGGGCTCGAGCGCCGGCACAATTCACACCTCCGAACACATCAAGCAGGTGGCGCGAGCCAACGGCTTCACTTGGAATCAAATTTACGAAGTGCTCATGCGGTCCGAGTTCAACATCGGCCGTGGCAAGTATGATCTTGCTCAGCTCTTCGCTCGTCTTGACGGCACCGTGATCCCTCCAACTCACTCACCGGCTCCGGCAGCGGCCACTTCGTCGCCCGCTCCGATGGCTCCCACGGTGCCGTCACTCGCCTTTCAAATGTCGGCCGGAGTTCAATCAATTATGTCCGCGGACGCATATGTGCCCGAGATCGATCCAACCTACGTGCGCTGGGGCGCTTACGACACGGTGCTTCGTGCGGTCGCTTCGGAGCTCTTCTTTCCGCTCTTCATCTCCGGCCTGTCCGGCAATGGCAAGACCAAGATGGTCGAGCAATGCTGTGCCAAGCTCAAGCGCGAATATATTCGCGTGCAGATCTCGCCTGAGACGGACGAGGACGATCTGATCGGCGGTTTTCGTCTTCTCAACGGTGAT